GGACCAGGATCTTGCGATCAAGGAACACGAACTGGAACGCATCGACTCCGGGAAGGCGACGCAGGCGGTGCAGTTGTACGGGCGTGAGGCCCCAATCGACGCGGTATGACGCATGGCGACACCCAAGCACAAGCCCGCAGCCTACAACCCGTACGGGGCCGTGCGTGAGGTGTGGCTGTCGCGTGCCCCGGAGGTGCTGATACCTGGCGGGGCAGGAACGGGCAAGACCCGTGGTGTGCTGGAGAAACTGCACCTGTTCCTGCTGAAGTACCCCGGCACCCGTGGCCTGATCGTCCGCAAGACCCGTGCAAGCATGACGGAATCCGTGCTGGTCACGTACGAATCCCACGTGGCTCTGGCTGGCGTGACGGTCGGCACCAACCTACGCCGGACCCGTTCGGCCTACGAGTACAGCAACGGCAGTACGCTGGTGGTTGGCGGCATGGACAACGCCGACCGCATCATGTCCACGGAATACGACATCATCGCGGTATTCGAAGCCACCGAACTGAGCGAGGATGATCTGGAGAAACTGACGACCCGCCTCCGCAACGGGCGGGGGCCGTACCACCAGCTCATAGCGGACTGCAACCCTGCGGCCCCGTCACACTGGCTGAAACGCCGGGCGGATCGTGGGGCTATGGCCGTGTTTCATTCGACCCACAAGGACAACCCCCGCCTATGGAACGGCACCGCATGGACACCCGAGGGGCAGCGGTATCTCGCGTCGCTGGGAAGCCTGACCGGCCACCGCCGAGCCCGCCTGCTGGACGGCAAATGGGCCGCGTCCGAGGGTTTGGTCTACCCCGAGTTTGACGCGTCGGTACACGTGCTGGACCGCATGCCCGAGGGTTGGGAATCGTGGCGCCGCATCAGGTCCATGGACTTCGGCTTCGTCCATCCCTTCGTGTGCCAATGGTGGGCAATCGACGGGGACGGGCGGATGTACTTGTACCGTGAGGTCTACCGGGCCAAACGGACCACCGACGAGCATGCCAGCCAGATCAACGAACTGTCGAAGGGGGAACGCTATGACGCGACCGTTACCGACCACGACCCCGACGTACGCGGCATCCTCGCCAAAGCCGGAATCCAAAGCGTGCTTGCTGAGAAGAACCACGGGGCAGGCCGCGATGCGGTCCACGCTCGTCTGCGTGTACAGGGTGACGGCAAACCGAGGCTATTCGTCCTCGCTGGTTGTACGCATGAAGTAGACGGCGACCTGTACGAACGCAAGCGGCCGACTAGCACGCTGGCCGAGTTTGACAGCTACGTATACCCACCAGGCCGCGACGGGAAAGCCGAGAAGGAAGAACCCGTCAAAGAGTGCGACGACGGCATGGACGCGATGCGTTACGCGGTGATGTGGCTGGACTCTCCGAACAAGGGCTACGGGGCGTGGTCTGGTGGATCTGCGAAAGAACCGGAGCCGTCCGCTAAGGTGCCAACGATGGATCGTGATACACTTGCCCGACGCGACCTCGTACACAGGATGTTTGCATGACGGCCAAGAAACCCACGATCAAGCAGCAAGGCCAACCCGCAATGCGTGGCGTGAAGGCCGTTGAGCCGTACGACGACCGCCCGTTGAACGCCGGGTGGGTGTCCGCGTCTGTGATTCAAGGCGAGGACGCATCGAGCCGCTACAACAACAACACGGGCCGCGACTTCGAGTTGGTCGCACGGGCCCGACTTGGTACGCCTGCTCATGCGTGTGGAATCCTTGCCAACGTGTGCAGCTCGCAGACGCTGCGGCTCTATCGCCGTGCGGCCCGTGGTGCCAAGCGGTACGCCTCGCGTGCTGTGACCGACCGCAAGACGCTGAAGTATCTTCGCGGCGACGGCGAGGTACGCCCGACCGCGTGCAAGGGAGCGAACTACGCCAGCAAGGCGGGCGACGGCATCGAGGAAGTGCTGGATAGCCCGATCCTGTCGGTGCTTCAGAACCCGGACCCCGTGTATTGCGGGCAGTTGTGGATGAAGTTGCTCTGGTGGCAGCGTGAGGCGTGCGGGCGTTCGTACATCTGGGCGGGCGACCGCGTGGGCGGCATCCCGACGAGTCTGTACCTGCTGCCGAGTGCGTACACGTGGCCCGTCAAGTCACGCACCGGGCTCATCTCTGAGTTCATCTACGCCCGTAATCGCTCGGACATGTTCCACGCATCGACCGACGATGTGGTGTACATCCGGTCCATGCCCGATCCGTTCGACCCGGTGGGTGCGTTGTCGTGGCTCCAGAGCGTGACCGCCGAGGCCGACATGGAAGCGGCGGCACTGACCGCAGAAGTCGCACGATGGAACAACGGTGGGCATCCCGGCATGGTCTTCAAGGCTGGGGCACAGAACGACAATACCCAGATGATGCAGATGCGGTCGGCACTGGAGAACCAGATTCGCGGCGTAGGCAAGGCGGGGAACTTCCTGCTGTTGCGTGACACGGAACTGGTGCAGTACGCCACCAAGCCCCATGAGATGCAGTACATTCAGGGCATGGAGGCGACACAGAAGCGGATCTACGACGCGGCGGGAATCCCCGAACCGATCTATCGCCTCAACTCTGCGAACCTCGCGAGTGCGACCGTGGCCGATGCGATGTTTGCGAAGTTGTCCATCGCCCCGCGTCTGGCGACAATGGCGAGCGAGTTGACCGAGGGCCTGCTGCCGCTGTTTGGCGTTGAGCCTGGCGAAATGTGGTTCAGCTACGACAACCCCGTGCGGGACGATGTGGTACTGCTCGCGGCGGAACTGCGTGCGGCTGAGTTGCAGGGCATCATCTACCCCAACGAGTACCGGCACATTCTCGACCTTGAAGCCCTGCCGGATGAAATGAACGTGCTTCGGTTCCGCCAGACCGAGGCACCGCCCCCGATGTTCGACCCGTTCAGCGTGCCAGCGAAGGTGTCGCCCGCTGCCGAAGCGGAGATGGAAGACGACACGGAAGAAAACGCACCAGACGAGGAAGACGATGCCGAAGGAAACACAGACGACACCGTAACCAAGTCCGTAACGACCAAGGCCGACTCCTACGAACCCACCGACAGCATGGCCGAGGAAGCACAGCGGGGGCTCGATTGGCGGGAGGAGTTTGGACGCGGCGGTACTGAGATTGGCGTAGCCCGTGCCCGTGACATCAGCAACAAACGCGGCCTGTCGCTGGACACCGTGTACCGCATGGCATCGTACTTCGCCCGTCACGAGGTGGACAAGCAGGGGCAGGGCTGGTCGCCGGATCAGGACGGATACCCGTCTGCCGGTCGCATCGCATGGGCCTTGTGGGGCGGCGATCCGGGGCGTACGTGGGCTGAGAAGATCGTCAAGCAGGTTGAAAGCGATGATGACACCGATCCGAGCCCGTCCGGCGGAAAGTCCGTTGGCTCGTCAGTTGGAGCGTGCGAATGCGTATCTTGCGGCAAGGGAGGGAGTGCGGTTCTCAAGTCTGCCAATGACACCGCAGCGGCTGGTGGCGATCATGGATCAGCGGACGTTCGAACGGATGGTCACGGACGGGACGGCATCGAACTGAAGGCGATGGGCGAATGGGACGAAGACGCGAACGTGCCCAAGTCAACGGTGCGGATCTTCAACGAGTTTGCGAACAAGATGAACACGTGGTATATGACCGTCATTCCGTCGATGGTGAATGACACCGCAGGCGTGGACCCGCCGACCGTCAAGCAGATGCAGGACTTCACGAACATCACGGATGACTTCATCGCCAAGACTTTGCAGAACGGGGCGGCGGTCGGTATCGCACAGATCCCCGGTGCAACGGCGGACACGTTCAACACGGCCAATGAACCGGCCATGCAGTACATCCGCGACCGTGGACTCGAGTTGGCTATCAGCGTGCCCGAAACGCTGGTCGGCACCGTGCAGGCCGCAATCGAGAAGGAACTGGCGGACGGCACCAGCACGGGCCAGATGCGGGACGCGATTGCGAAGGCGGCACCAGAACTGAGCGGCTATCAGGCCGAACGCATCGCCCGCACGGAAACCACGAACGCCTTCAACCAAGGGGCGTTGCAATCGTGGAAAGAGGCGGGCGTGCAGGGCAAGCGATGGATTCTGGCGGGCGGTCCATGCCCCGAATGCGAAGGGCTCGCGGCGAAGTACCCCGGACCGATTCCGATTGACGACCTGTTCGAATACGGCGGGGTCGCGGTAGAGCATCCCGTACTGCACCCGAACTGCCGCTGTAGCTACGTCCCTGTTTTGGAGATGCCCAATGAGTAACGAAAACCCCATCATCCACAAGATCCGCCGCCGTGCGGCTGACTTCCGGTCGATGAGCGATCCGGCCAACCCCATCGGCCTGCTGTCGGCCCCGTGGGGGGCACACCGCAAGAGCCTGATTCGCAAGGCGGACGTTGCCAACGGGCGACCACTCGAGATTGTGGCGTACGCCAATACGTCGGCGGTCGATCTGGAGCGGGAGGTAGTGGTGCCGAGCGGCGGCGATGTGCGTTCGTACCTGACGACGAACGGCAATCTGTTCGTGGATCACCAGTACGACATGGAACACGTGGTAGCCAAGTGCCTTCGCATGGCGTTGGACCCTACCGGCTGGCTCTGCACCGGGCAGTTCTTCCGTGGGTTCGAGACGGAGTACACCAAGGCATGCCTGGCGTTGGCAATGGCCGGGACGCTGGCAATGTCCATCGGGTTCGAGGCTCTGGATTGGGGCGACCCGTCGCAAGAGGAACAGCGGCTGTATCCGGGCATCGAGAGCATCGTTCGCCGGTGGAAGGCTCTGGAGGTGTCGTACACGGCCCTGCCGATGAACGTGACCTGCCGCCAAGTATCGACGAACCTCGCGGCTGCGGAAGTGGTAGCCGAGAAGTCACGCAAAGCCCTGATCGACGCTCACGTTTCCGCCGATGTGGTCAAGCGGTTCGGAATCAAGCCCAAGCGGATTCTGATCCTGACCTGATAACGTGGGTACAATGTGGGGCATTGTCTCCTCCCCGGCACGTTGAGAAACACGCTCACATGCCGGGTTCAACCGAATAGACCCTGCGACTCGCAGAGACTCGGGAACGCTCGCCGCGTCGGCCACCGTTCACCCACTCTCCAGCATGAGCAGAGATACACCAAACCCGCAAGGGAAGGAATCTCTGTTATGAATCGCAAGTCACTGATCACGCTCCTGAAGGCCAACGGCTACGCCGAGGCCGTCCCCACTCTCGAAACCGTCAAGTCGCATGTCACCAAGCTCGCCGCCGAAGGCGTTGAAATCAACGGCAGCGACGGCAACCCCATCAACGTCGATGCGGTATGGTCGGCCAAGTCTGTGCTGACCCTCGCTGACGACGATGCCGACACCGCACTGAGCGAGTCTCAGCGGAAGTCGATCATCGCTGATGCGAAGGGCAAGGACAGCCCGCATGCTGACGACGAAGTTAGCAACCGCAGCCCCAGCCGATTCACCATCGGCAATGCGGCACGCAAGGCGTATGAACGCAAGATCCGCGACGGCAAGTCTGTGTTCGCCGACCCCGATCAGGCCGAGGGATACGCCGCGTGGGTTCGCTTGCAGGCTGCCGGTCATCACCACTACACCCAGAAGACGGCGGACATCGAGATTTGCAAGAAGAACCAGGTTGAGTTCAACCAGCAGCTTGGCGGGGCTCTCGTCCCGCAGGTGTTTGTTCCCCAGTTGATCTGGCTCACCGAGCAGTACGGTGCAGGCCCCCGGCTTGCCAACGTGGTTCCGATGGGTTCGGAGTCTGCCGCGTACCCCCGTAAGACGGGCATTACGGCCATGACCCCGATGGGCGAAGGCTCGACGATGTCCGTGACGACCAACAGCTACGGCAACGTGACGCTGACGGCGAAGGAATACGGCGTGCTGATGAGCTACAGCAACTCGCTGTTCAACGATGCCGCAGTCAACGTGGCCGACGACATCGCCAACACGATGGCAGAAGCCAAGGCAATCGCCGTGGACAATGCGTACTTCCTTGGTGACGGCACCAGCACATACGCCGGACAGGTCGGCCTGACTGCCGCACTCCCCAGTGGTGCGTACATCAACGGCTCCGGCAACTCGTGGTCGGCAATCACCAAGGACGACTTCACCTCAATCATGGGTGCGGTCCAGAACATCAACGCTGCCCGCCTCAGCTTCACGTGCAGCCGTCAGTTCTTCGTGCAGGTGATGATGCGTCTGGACAAGGCTACCAGCCAGTTCAAGGACATCACCTCTGGCAACCTTGGCGGCGGAACGTTCATGGGCTACCCGGTGCAGTTCGCTCAGGTCATGCCCATCACTTCGGCGAGTGCAAGCCGCGTGTGCTACTTTGGTGACTTCACTGGCGGCAGCATGATCGGCGACCGTCAGGATCTGACGATTGCCACCAGCGAGCAGTTCCTGTTCAACACCAACAGCGTGGCGGTTCGTGGCGTGGCTCGGTTCAATGTGAACATCCACGGCGACGGTCGCGGCTCGACTGTTGGACCCATCGCCGCACTCGTCACGACCTGATAGACCAACAACCACAAAGGAACCTGACACATGAAAACCCTTCTCAACGCATACTTCAAGGGCGGCACCTCAACGGGTGGCCCTCTTGACATCAACGGCACGACCAACACGGGCACCGCGTTCGATACGTCCGTTCTCGGCGGGCTCGGTGAAGCCGCGTGCATCGTGACCTTCGGCAACGTCGCCGCTGACACGACCGCACTGAAGATCGAAGAATCCAACGACAACTCCGCGTGGGTCGATGTGACCGGCGGCGGGTTCACTTCGACTGCTCTGCCCGCTGCTACTGGTGGCGACAACAAGCAGTGGCTGTTCCACGTTGAACTCGGCGGTTCACGCCGTCGCTACCTCCGTGTGACTTGCACCGCAGGTGCGGCAGCAACCCTCTACGGTGCGGTGTGGATCGGCCTCAACCCGGCTCAGGGTGTGAACGGCTCTACCGAAGTTGCCCGTGGTGCGGCTCAGAACCTCGGCAACAGCTCGTCGCTCCTCGGTCGCATCGTGCTGTAATCCTCCCCTGTTTCTCTCACCCCCGGCTCATGGAAACGTGGGCCGGTTGGTTTCACCTAAGGAGCTAACACATGGCGGCACCAGTCAACCTCGGATCGGACATCAAGAGCGGCGGGCCCGGCGTGATGTTCCCAAGCAACCAGTTCGGAAAGTGGACGATGATTCACACCGACGCGGAGCAGGTAAACACCGCTGCTGAACTGCTCAACCCAGGCAGCGTGTCGTCAACGTACGTCATTCCCGGCATCGTGACGCAGGGCACGCGGCTGATGATCATCGCACGCATCCTGTACGCTGCGACCGTGACCACATCGCCCGTGGTGCGGATCTTCGGTGCAGACCAAGTTCCCAACTCGTCAGGCGTATTTCCGGGAGGAACGATCTTCCACCGCATCGACGCTGACGCGTTTACAACGGCTGGTACGACCGTCACGCTTGCTGCGGCGGCATCAGCACAGAACGACGGGGCGGTATATGCCTACTCGTCCGTTCTGCCTGCGACTAGTGCGATGGGCTACCAGTTGCGTGGTGCAAAGGCGATCATCGTTCTGATCAACACGGCTGCAAACGTATCGACTGGTGCCGTTCCTCTGTTCGTCAGCATCATCAACTAAGGGGCTACCCGTGGCGTTCCTTGTCTCACGCACCGATTACAAGTCTTGGCGAGGCATCACCGGAACGGCGGACGATACGTTCATCGACTTGATTCTCGGCTGGGTGTCGAATGACATCCGCGACTATTGCAGCCGCGACGGGACCAACGGCTTCGAGTCTGCGACACGGACTGAATACTACAGCGGTCCTGACGATGCAATCATCCAACTCCGCGAACGGCCCGTTACGTCGATTACCTCGGTGACGCAGACCTACGCGGGCGGGCAGAGCGTGGTACTCGAATCCAGCACGTACCGCGTCGATGCCGATTCGGGCCTGCTGTCGCGGATCGACGTTGCACGCAGCCGGTTCGCGTCGTACTCGGCTACGTACCTCGGGCAGGGTGGCGACTTCAAGCCGTCCCCGCGATTCGAGGAAGGGTTCAACAACTTCACGGTGGTCTACGTGGCTGGCTACGCCACCATCCCCGGAGCATTGCAGAAGGCGACCTGCCTTCTGGCGGACATGCTGTTCAACGGGCGTGGGCGTGACATGGCGGTACAGTCTGAAACCATCGGCCAGTATTCGTACACGTTGGCGGACCAGAAGCGCGTGGATGACATTCGCATGAGCCTGCTGCGTGGCTACGTGACGGGGGGTGCGTAATGGCATCTACCCCGTGGCACCTGTTGACGATGACGGCATCGTTGGACAACAAGACATGGCTGACGGCGAATAGCGGCATCCCGTACGGGTCATTGCCACCCGATCCAATCGACATTGCATGTGCGATGCAGCCGACAAGTGCGGCGGACGGTCTGGTGTACGGGCGTGACACGACTACGCAGATGTTTGACCTGTTCCTGGCACCGACGACGACCGCAGGGGCCGCGTGGGACTGTTCGCCAGCTGATCAGATTTCCATCAATAGCGTGGTGTACCGCATCGAAGGGAAGCCGCAGGACATGTGCAGCATGGGCGTGCTGAAGAAGTTGGTAGTATCGAGGGACTTGAACTGATGAACGTGGGCAAGGTGACAATGACCGTTGACACGGCCAAGCTCAAAGCGAAACTCGAGCGGGCTGTCAATACGGGCGTGTACCGTGCTGCGTTGGTCTATGAGGCGTTCATCAAGGACAGTTTCACGAAGACCGCCGTAGGAACGCACTCGGCACCAGGCCAGCCACCGGGAACGCAGACGGGAATGCTGCGGAACGGCATCCGTGCTACGCCAGCGAAGAACGGCAAGAGCATCATCACGACTTCCAAAGCCAAGTACGCGGCCATGATGGAGTTTGGCGGGACGATCCGGGCCAAGTCTGGCGGGTTCCTGCCGGTTCCGTTGAACGCCGAAGCCAAGCGGCTCCAGAAGCGGACGGCGGGCGGGCTTCGCAACTCCGCGACCCCGATGCACATCCTCCGCACCAAGACCGGGCGACTGTTCCTCGTCAAGCATCTGACCCGCAAGTCAAAGAACGCGACGAAGTTGCTCGGCTCGCAGATGATGTTCATCCTCAAAAAGTCCGTGACCATCGCGGCACGCCCGTACATGCGGCCCGCTGAACAGAACGCGGCTCTCTACGTCAAGGCTACCGATGCATTCGAAGCGGCTGTGAAGGAAGTTCTGAGCAAGGGGGCCGCATGATCCTCGCACCGATCTACCAGGCGATCTACGACCGCATGAAGGCCGACACTGGCGCGGGTGGGCTCTACAACGGTGGGGCGTGGAATCTCATCACGGGCGGGGCCTATACCGTGTTTGCGGCACCTACGCCGATCACCGGGCCCTACCTGGTCTTCAGCGTGGCGATGCAGCAGCAGAACACGACAACGGGCGACGAGTTCCTTTGCACGGCGACCTTCAACCTCTACGACCGTTTGAATGAATCATCGCAGACGGCGTACATCGGCACATCGATCTTGCCAGCACTCGACCGCCTGCACGGGAACGCGGTGCTGCAGAATGGCCGCGTGCCTACCTACGGGTTCAACCGGCATCGGCTGGTGCTGCCGACGAACGGGTATTCCGCTGTGGCGAGTACGTGCATCGTTGAGGACAATGACGCGACGATCGTGAGCGAGAACGTGGTAATGGCGACGATGAAGATGGCATTCAGGGTGTCGGCAATCGCCGCGAACCCGTAAGGAGTTGACCTATGGCAGACTGGCCGCTGACATCTGAACTTGGCAACCTGACTTGCTCGGCGGGCAGTGGTGACCTGCTGTACCTGCTGGGAACATCGCTCCGCGTTGCGGCGGACGTTGCCACTCTGAACATCGAGAGCAATGAGTACGACGCGACCACGCCAACAGGTAGTGCCGTGAACTTCATGACGATGAACGCTGGCCTGCGGTCGGCAACCATCGACTTCAACGGCATCTACCCGCGTGCCGCAAGCCCGCTTGGCATCACCTCGCTCATCACGTTCGCAGCCGGGTACGTCAAGCACGTAACCGCGTTCAACATCAACATTGAGTTTGGCGAGTTCGACGCGACCGCTACGACTGGTGCCGTGGGCAACTGGCGGGCGTTCCGTCCCAAGGGCACGGGCCGCTGGGGCGGGTCCTATACGTGCCTTGCGGACAACGCCACCCCGCCCACGTTGCCAAGTTCGGCAGCATCGGCATCGGCGGTGACGTTCAAACTGGGCGAGGACGGCGTAGCCGATCCAACCCTGACCGGGTTCATCACGGCCCCGCGACTGAATCAGACGGTTCGGATTGGCGACGAGTCGCAGTTGGTGTACTCGTTCACGGGCTCGGGCGACCTGACGCAGACGGCGGGAACGGCTCTCCCCGGCCTGACGGCGGCATCTGGTGTGATTACCAAACCGGCTTGGGATCTGAACGGAGATGGAACAGCGGATAACACCTGCGTACTGACCGTGGCATCTGGTCGCACGTACACCGGCCCGTTCTTCTGGACGCGGCTGAACCTCGCGTGGAAGATGGATGATGTCGTGCGGGTTAGCGGAACGCTCCGGGCGGCTGGTGCTATCACCGTGGCGTAAGGGGGCACAATGGCGACTCGCGGCAAAGACGGGTCTGTAGAGATTCAGGTAACTGGCGACACCTCCCCACTGGAGGCATCGGTAGCCGCTGCGAAGGCCAAGGTAGAAGCCGAAGGATCGACGGGCAAGGTTGGTGCGGCATCGACGCAGGCGGCTGCGGATGTGGCGAAGGTTGGGGTAGCGGCGACCGAATCGACTGAAGCACTCAATCAGATGGGGCAGGCGGGAGAGAAGGCCGTAGGTGCCGAGGCTCCGCTGCAAGGCGGTTTGAAGGGACTGAACAAGACCCTTGGAGATACGGTCGGGCAGGTTCAAGGGCTCATCGGAAAGTTCACAATCGTTGCCGGTGTCGCAACAGGCATGTACGCACTTGGTCGGGCTATCCGCGAGTCGGTCATTTCCGCACTGGAAACCGGCACAGAGAAGGCCAACAGGTTCGCGGAGAGTCTGGACCTGTCCAAGAAGGCCGAATCAATCAAGTCGATTTCGGATGAAATCAACAAGCTGTCCGGCGAACTGACGGCACAGGAAACGAACCCGCTCGATCGTGCCGTAGGATTCTTCACCGGCACAAACCCGGAGAAGCTCAAAGAGGAAATCACGCGGCTCAACAAGTTGTCCCAGAGCCTGCGAGATAATGAGCAGGCCGCTCGTCGCCGCAAGGAACGCGACGATGAATCCAAGGCGTACCTTGAACTTCAGCAATCTCGGATGAAGGCATCCGAGGAATATGACGACCTTGTACAGAAGTCGCTCGACAAAGAATCGGAAGCACGCGATAGCCAGATTGAGGATTTCCGCAAGTCGATGCAGGAACTTGGCGACGAAATGACCAAGCAGGCCAAGCGGTCGCAAGAGGCGTGGGTCGATTCGCTGCGGGCAATCCGCGAAGAATCAAACCGTGCGTTCAACACCGATCAGGCCGCGTCGATGGTGCAGCTCGCTGGAAACCTTCGCACTACGGCCACCATCGCAACGGCCAACATGAACCGCATCGTTGTCGGGGGTGACGACTAATGGCATTGAACGTCTACGAACTTGGGCTTACGGGCAACGGTCAGGCCGTGGACTACAACGGCAAGGCTTCGGCCACCCGTACGTTTGTCGTGGACACGATTAGCCAGCAAGCGGCACTCGAAGCGGACGGAATCCCCGCACTCAACAGCCAGCATCCGACACTTCCGAACCTCATCCTTGACGCAATTGACGCTCAGGTAGAGGATGGGGGAATCTGCCGGGTGGTGTGCCGGTATTCGAACAGTCGGCAGTTCGGTAGCACGCGAACCCCGAACAAGGATGCTCCGCGTTGGTATCACTGGGGCTGGGCCTCGCGTGTGGTGCAGATCGAAGTACCGATTGCCGTGCGTGCGTTGGTCATCGCCAAAGACCAGTTTGGGGCAGGCGACGAGCGGCTGGTCTGGAAGATCGGTCGCAAGATCGTCAATGAGACACGGATTATCCGACCGCTTCAGGTGCGTGTGCAGGTGTCGAACGTCCGCGACCTTGACGTTATCGCACAGCAGAAAGACCGGCTGCACGTGATGCCGGACGGCAACCAGTACCACTTCGAAGGGGCGACGGTCAACCAGGTTGACGATAACGGCACCTACGACATCTCGTACATCTGGGAGCTGGACGAAGGCACGTTCAACTTCCCGCCGTTTGCGACCACAAACGCCCGGTATTGCGTGCAGGTGACGGGCGGTCAATCTCCCGAAGATCCTGACGCTGGCCCGATCTTCCGCAACCCATACACCGTGTTCGTGGCCTACCAGATTGGCGATCCGTCTGTGACGATTCCAAACTGCGAACTGAACGCTCTCTATCCCGTCGATGCAAACGGCTGGCGGCAACTCCCCGGAGCAAACCGAATCATCTAATGGCAAGTCCCCGAATCATCCTCGGTCGCATTGTGGAAGTCAACGGCACCACGCCGGGGCCTGCCAGCGGCATCACGTACACCATCGCTTGCCATGACCCGCAGGTAGATGGCCCGTTCCGCGTGACCAATCAGCGGCCCATTCGTCGCTGGCCGGATGCACTCGACACGGTTGCGTTTGCGGTGGGATCGATGGTTATTGGCGTGAGCGATGCGACCATCCTGCAATGGCACTCGATGGAGATGCCCGACTTTGGAGCGTGTCCGGACAACTCGGGCGGCTCGCAGTTGCTCCAGTTGCTTCGCAGCGGCGGGGCGTTTGGTCCGTTGGGGCCGATTGCACCGGGCAGCGGATCGACCGAGGCTGGCACAGGGAACGATTCTCCCGCTGGACCTATCCCCGGATCTGGGAGTACTGACTGATGGGAATCCGCGTTGACATCCTCACGCCAATCGGATCTGACGGGCCCGCGTTCAACCCGACGCAGATGCTGTCGTCCATTTCGAGCGGCATCACGTACAAGGTGCAGGGCTACTCGAGTGTCGTCGCCCAGATCGACGCACCGATTGACGCTGCGGCTGCTGGCACGATCACGCTGCAATGCTCGCAGGATGGATGCACGTTCTACAACTTCCCGGCAGGTGCGATCACCTACACGGCGACCGGCATTCAGGCTGCTGTCAACGTGGAGGGTCTGGTATTCGTCCGCTACCAAGTGACGGCCACTAGCGGCACGGTCGAATACATGCTCACGGTCTGCGGGGTGGCGAATGTCTAACGTGCCCCCGATGCCATTGGGCGTGGTTGAGTGGCCTAGTGCGGCCCCGGACATCATCACCGTGCCAGCGGGCGGCGGTGGCGGGGGTGCCCCTACGAACGCCCAATACGTCACTCTGGCGACCAATGCGACACTCACACAGGAGCGGGTGCTTACGGCTGGCACGGGCATTTCGCTGACCGATAGCGGTGCGGGCGGAACGATCACCATCGACGCGACTGGTGCGGGTGGATCGACGCTGGCGGCAATCGACTTCGGTTCAGGTGCTGGCGATACGTCGGCCACTGTTGCGGTGACGGGTCAAACGTGGGTAACGCCTACGACCGCAATCGTGGTGACGGTGCTTGGAACGCGGGCCGAAGATGCTGCGGTCGAAGGGCTCACGTTTGCGGTTGGTGATGTGGTCGATGGGGACGGGTTCACGGTCTACGGTTCGAGTCCGCTTGGATCGGTCGGTTCGTACATTCTTTCATGCGTAGGAGTCTGATTCATGGCAGTTCAAATCGCAACCGGATCAAGTTCGACGGGCAAAGCCGACGTTACCACTACGTTCGATCTGCAGGTGCGTACGCCCACCGTTGAGGCAAACGCCGGGTTCGCTCAGATGTCAAGCGAGAACGACGCGGGCGATGCTACTGGCACCCGCTACTGCTTGTCGCCAGA